TTGTGTCTGAACCACTTGTTCCTGCTGTTAGCGCGATAGCGGATGTAGAAAGATGTTGCTTTGAGGTTACCCTTATATCTCCGTTTACGATAGATACTGTCGCTCCTTTCTGAAAATTATTCTTACTAGCATCTGAAAATAAAGCATCTATAGCAGTTTGCAATTTTGCTACAAAACCATTTGCACCACCAAAAGTATCTATACTAGAGTCTGTTGTGATTGATATTTCGTCTGCTGTCGCTCCGTCTATACCAATCTTAACAAAATATTGTGTAGATGCAGTCAAACCTGTTTTTGTTGCTGATGTAATACCTGAAAGTCCAAACTCTTGAAACCCTGCTTCAAAAAACTTAATAGCTACAGTTCCTCTACACAAACCATCTAAAGTGCTAGATGCAACAGTTCTGTATTTGGCAAAAAAGTTTGTAGACTTATAGTTGCCTGACACATCAGTAGATGCTGTAGAATATGTATTAAAATCGTCAAAATTATTAAAAAATGGAAGTCTTATCTGTGTATTATCTGCATGTGTTGCAGCAGTTGATCCAAATAATCCTCTTTTTACCGTTAAAGTATCTTCAGTACCACCAGAGTCTGTTATCGCTGTAATTTCCATTATCTCATCTTCGATTCTAATTAAATCTCCTACTTTGAACAATCCTGCTGTTCCTGATGGAGAACCTGCATTATCATCTATATCAAAAGACGTAGCAGAAGCATCACTTGCCAATCCTGATCCATCTACAAAAGCTGTTACTCCACCAAACATATTAGAATCTGGAGTTGCATTATCTACTGCAACTGTAGTACCATTCATAGCTGATTTAGTAGAACTATAATTAACAAGCATAGCATGAGGTATAATATAATATTCTAAAGGTCTTAGTAGCATTTGTATGTTACCATCTGTCGCGCCTGTTGTGTCACTCGCTCCTGCAGTTATACCTTGAACAATATGTTGAATTTCTGCAGGTTGATTAGAAGAATTATAAATACAAATAAATTGTGGATTTTCTATAGTTCCTGTAGTAGCGCCGCCTGATAAAGGATCAACTTGCAACAATCTTACAAAATCATCAGTTTCAGAAACCGACTGCTCTATATTTAATATTTCATTATATGTACTAGAGTTTTGAAATTCAAACTCTTTACCATTTGCACTTAACACTAATTGTGTATTTAAATTTGCCATTATGCGCTCCTTAAACTGTATATTACCTGCATTGATATTGTCAAATCAGCCGAAGTTCCATCCATCTTGACATTTGCAGTTATTGCCTTACCTAAATTTACATCTGCACTACTTATATTTAAAGTTTGAAAATAAGCTTGTTCATAACCTGCGCCTACTATGGCTGATGGTGAAACTGCAACTTCTGTACCGTTACTTAGATCACCACCTGTACTACCATTACTTGTATCAATGTCATAGCTCATTAAACTAAATTGAACATCATCACCAGAACTTACATCAGCTCCAAACCAAACAATTACTTGGTTTAATGTTATGTTAAACGGTAAATACCACAAACATTGTACTACATCATCTGCTGTGGTTGATATTGTAAGTGATGTATTAGGTGTTGATCCTGAACCCATACTAGGTGCAGTAGAATTAAATCTTCCACCGCCAACAGAATCTAACATTGTCCAATTTGTTGTTGTTGGTTGAAAGTTTACAGATGATAACATAAATTGTTTAACTTGTGTATTAACAAACTGTCCTAATGCTTTTACCTTTGTATTAGTGCTATCTACTTGTAGTAAGTTTGTACCACCTGCGTTTTTAACAGTTAAAACATCTGTTGTATTGTCGTTCTGTGGCTTTATTGCTAATTGATCATCTGATATAGATGCACAAGAATTAGTACCATCACCACTTTTTATTTGCTTTGTAGATGTAGATACACCGTTATTACCATTGTCTATCTGCAATAAGTCTTTGTAACTACTGGCTATTGTTTTGTTGGTTAAACTCATTATTTAAGAACTTTCTTTAAAACTCCACCTATAACTTCAAATATAATAGTAAAAATCTTTTCTTCAACTTTTTCAGAAAGAAATGGAATATCAATAGCTTTATTCACTTTATCAACTAAAATTTTCTTACCTTTTTCATCTTCAAAATAATACATAATTTTATCTTTTACAGATAAAGATACTTCAGCTTTAGCTTCTTTTATCTCTTCTTCTATAGCGTCTTTAAAATTATTTTTAATTTCGTCGCCATCAACTCCGACTTTGTCTAATAAAGTGTTTATTTTATCAAAATTCATTACTTTCTCCATTTTAAAGGTTATTCTATTGTCTATATAAAAAACTGGTAAATTTGATACCGATACATTGTTCATTTCTTATATTTATCTATAATATGTATTACTCCAACCTTAAATACTAAATATAATATCCAAATTGGAAATGCTATTAAAAAAACAGATACTAAATATGATAATACCTCAAGCATGAACATATTATCTGCCTTCTGGCTGATACCTAATTATTGCATCTTTACAATACTCATATATCCACCATCCATTATATTCACCATTTAAAGCATCTAACTGAGCTTTTCTTTGATGGTAAATATGGTTACTTCCTTTTTCTTGGTTTTTCATCATCTCCCCATACTAAATCTTTATCGTTACTTGTTGCTACTTTCATACCATTACCACCTATTTTTATGTGGTTTTTATCCATCATAATTTCTGCACTTTTGTTTGTTTCTTGCAAGTGATGAACTAAGTCTTTTGCTACTGTTGCCAACGGATCTTCAGGTGGTGGTGGTGCGACCATAGATGTTAATACATTTATCAATCCTAAAGTAATTGTAGAGATCAAACCAGTTACAACCGCTAATTGACTTTCACCAAGATAATAAGCGGCGGCAATCAACATACAAGCCATAATCAATATAGTAGGCACACTAAATACACCTACCCAAAAACGCAACTTGTCTATCAACAACCTTCTAGCTGCAGCTCTTTCTTTCTTTTTTGCTTCTATTTCTACTTTAGACATTGCCATCTATCTTTTCTCCATAAAGGCTTGTAACTCCATTTATAATTTGCATAAGGTGTACAGAAAAGTAACCTTTCTCAAAAAAGTCTACTATTGCAAAGCCATGACACCAATTATGCTCTCTACCACCTAACCACTCATTACTAGCATCAGACATATCTTTTAAACAACCTATACTCCAGGCTGACTTTTGTCCGTCTATATGTGTAGCACTCATTTGTTGGATGTCATGCCAATGACCATACATAACATTAGCACCTAACTTTCTTAGATGATTAGCAGTATGATACTGACCTCCATACAAATGTCCATGATAAAAATTTAATTTACCTATCTTTAAAAACTTTCCACAAGGATGATACTTGTAACCACGCTCTTTTAACTTTAAACAATTCTGTGGCTTGTACTGAGGTAAGTAAGGATGTTCTTCTACAAACTGATCTAACCATAGTTCGTGATTACCTTCAATAAAGTGTTTAGTTTCGCATCCTGCCTTATCTAACGCCTCATCTATCTGATCCATACCTTCATTAACATCATTAACGTCTTGATCTAATGTTGGTATTATTACTTCTAATGGTGGTCTTTTTTTTCTTTTCCATTTCCAATGCGAAAAGTTACCCCATTCTCCACTATCGCCTAAATCTACATATATGTCAGGCTTTATAATTTCAATAGTCTGTATAACACAATTAATAGCAGGTTGTGAATGTAAAGGAAAATGTTTATCTGGTGTAACGATTGCTCTTTTTAAAACTTTCGCCATCTTACCTCTATTGTATCTCTTTATTAATTTTAATAAGCATATAAACTAATGTTGCCAATGCCGCCAAAGCACTCATTATCGGCGGCACATATTCTGTCCAATGCAACGCGCTTCCTGCTATTCCTACACCTGCTGTTCGTAAAGTATCTAACATTTTTTCATTTGGTTACTAAGTTTAATAGCTCTGTTAGGTGTCTGCTTCGCCCATAAACTATCAAGCATTTCTGCAGATGCCTTATCGTAATCTTTTATTTCTAATGCTTTTAACATCTTCTTAAACTTACTTACACCAGTAAGTCCAAGCTGATATACCATTTCAAATACTACTTCACACTTATCTTGTGGCAACTCTCTTAAAAATGGAAACTTGTTATTAGTAGCATCTATAAGTTTATCTAGCTTTTTGTCAAGTATTAAGTCGCAAACTTCTTCATCTAATTCTAAGTCTTTAATTGCGAAGCCATAGCCTATTGTATCATAACCTAAGGTATCGGTATACACGGTGGATTTATATCCTTCATTTTCTTTAATTGATTCTATTAAGCTCATTCTGTTTCCTCAACTGTCCACTCTGATGTCGCTAAAGTGGTTAGTATTTGTGTGTGATTATATGTTACCATACCATTAAAGCAAGATGGTGTGTCGCCATCCCATTTTAATATTGCTTTAGTTCCATCTACTGACTTTCTTAATGTAGATGAACTTGTTTGTATTGCATTAGATACTAATTCTTCTAACTGCTCATCTGTGTAGTCAGCCAAAGTTATTATTACCCATTTTCTATTACTAAACATTTATTCTCCTTACGGTGTATCTGTTTCTATTGCATTATTTGGCATATTTATCATTACACCTGCGTTACCATTGACTTTTTCTAAACTTATATTACTTAATGTAAAATTTTGACCATCAGTATTACTTCTAACTTGTATATAAACACTTGCACTTTCTACTTTAAAATATATAACATTATCTGTACCTGCGACTAAATTAGTTGTAGTTCCACCTCCGTGATTTATCCTAAATTGAAAACTTGGTAAACTTGACGTTGTAGAAACACTATATACAAATTTATATATTGCATTTGATTCTAAATCTGATGACATTCCTGAATTTATAGATGATTGCAAATTCAATCTTAAATCACCTGTATCTGTACCATTTTTAGTTAATGTCATAGATGTTTGTGAAGAAGTATGACCTGTCCAATCTCCTGTATCACCTGCTACGGTACTCCAATTATTACCGTTAAAATTACCATCATCATTTAAATGTGGAGTAATAGCTGTTGCCAATGTTGGATTAGTTTGATCTCCAATCAATCCATTACCTGCAATATTATTATCATCTAAAATTCCATCGCCCATTCTCCACCAAGCCTGTAAATTAGATGCTGATGTGTATCCACCACCATTCTGACTTAAATCAAAATTAGCTTTACTACCGTGATATATTTGTGCAACTTGAGATGCTGATAATGCAGTATCCCAAATAGCAACTTCATCTATATTTCCATTCCATTCTTCTGTTCTGACCTTACCTATATGGACCTCTATATTTGAAAAATCTGATATTGTTGATGCTATTGCTGTTCCACCTGTTGTTGATGCTATTTCCAAACCATCTACATAAAAAGTTAATCTATCATCATTTGTGCTTTGACTACCATCAAAAACTAAAACAATATGATGCCAAGCCTTATCAGTTGGATAAGTAGAATCTGACATTACAAAACCATTATTAGAAGATGATTCAAAGTCAGAGTAAAGTCTATTGGAAGCTGTTAATTTTATAGATATTTGATCATTAGTATCATCAAATATTGAAAATAAACCTATATTTGTACTAACAACATCGGCTTTTGCCCATAATGAAACAGAAAGTGCAGACAAACCATTTAAAAAACTCATTTTACCTGCATTTATAAAGTCATCACCTCCATCAAACAGTACAGACTTTGTATTTGCTACTGTATATATCTGTGTAGGTGTGTCTGTTTCTATATCGGCTGTCGCATCAAAGTTAATCATATCGCCTGAATTACGATTAGGTGCGTGATCTACTAAATCAAATGCACTCATATTAATAGTAATTCCTGCATTACCATTTACAGGTTCAAATTTTACATTTTCTAATTTAAAATTATGTCCTTCGGTTGATGTTTGGAATTGAAAATGATGATTAGCAGATGAAGATGTGCAAAGTTCATATATTTCAAAATTACCTGCAGATAAATTATGAATATTTGTAGCATAACCACCATACCAAACAAATCTACAATTTGAACTTGGTAGTGTAGATGTTGTAGATAATGTACCTGTAATTTTATACACACCTGCAGGAATATCAGCTGACAATCCTGAATTGCTTGTTTTAACATATAATTTTGCATCTGCCGTTCCATCTATATCACTATCCGTTGTTGCTTCAAAAGCAGTTGCAGTATTTGTATTTATAGTCCATTCTGCCAATGTTGTTAATGTCCAATTACTTCCATCTCCATTTCCATCGTCAGACAAATTAGGCACTAATGCAGTTCCTAATGTTGCATCAGTATAATCTGCAATCAAACCAATTCCTGTTTGACTACTATTACTAAAAGCATCTATACCACCATTACCCATTCTATAATAGGCTTGTAAGTTACCTGTCTTTTCTACACCACTACCTGCTGTATAACTTGCAGATAATGTTAAATTGTTTGGCTCAGCTGAATTGTAAATAGATGCTATTGTGTTTGCATCTAACTCTGCATTCCATATTGCTACATCAGTTATTTTAGTTCCTGTATTTACTTTATCTGTTACACTTGTATTATTAATACCTCTGCCAAAAAAAATAGGAGAATTTCCATTATCAATTCCATCTGCATCTATATTTGATGAAGCTGTTGCAACTAAAGAACCATTAACATATAATTTTGGTGGATTATTAGCTGAAAAAGTACCTACTATATGATTCCAAGTGTTTGTAGATAAAGCTGTGCCTGACTTGGTAGTTGTATTAGAATCAAATGAACCTTTTGCACTTTGAACATTCCATTTAGGCTTTTCGTCACTTTCTATTGTTAATCTAAACTCTCTATTGCCTGTACCTGCATTATATTTATTTACTATAGATTGGACTGTTGTTCCTGATTTTACAAAAATCCAAGCAGAAACAGTTCCTGCTGTTGTCATAAGTTGTGCATCACCTACTTCTATAAAGTCATCAGTACCATCAAAATCTATACTTTTACCTGTAAAGAATGTTTTTCTCATATCAGGTATTACAAGGTTGTTAGCATTGTCATCTACTACTCTTGTAGATGCTTCGTCGCCCATTCTCCACCAACCTTTAAGATTAGCACTTGATGAATAATCACCTGTATCAGTAGATAAATCTAAAGTTGCTTTGTTAGTATTGTAGATTTGTGTTACTTCATTTTGAGTTAATATGTCGTGCCATATAGCTACTTCATCTACATTTCCTAATATCTCATAAGAATTAGACGCATCATTACCTATATTTCCTGCCGAATCACTAAAAGAAGCAGTATATGATAAAGTACCTGAAGCTATTTCTTGACTATCTAAATACATTTTTTGTGAACCATCGGTAATAGTTAAAACTATATGATGCCAATTTCCATCATTTGCATTAACAGGAGAAGATGATCCAAAATATCCGTGAGAACTACCGTATACTATACCTGTAATATATCCTGCTACATCGCTTTGGTCTGATGCTTTTTGATTTATAGATATTGCAACACTTGTAGATGTTGTTGATCCTGATCTTATTAATTGAAATAAATATATCCTATCAGAACTTGTAGTCTTAAACCAAGCTGATATAGATAAATTTGCATTACCTAAAGAACTTGATGCAGGTAATGTTAAAATATCATTAGTACCATCAAAATCTATTGATTTAGTATTGGTTACCTCTGCGAGGGCATCAACAAATCCACCTTTAGATGTGGCTAATCCTAATCCTAACATCTAACCCTTATATGCTATTACTTTACCACTGTCTAATGATACAGTAGTGAATGAACCAAAAATTGTTACACCTTTTGGTATAGTAAAATCTGCATCAGCATCTTCCATAGAATTTGTAATATTAGTAGAATCTGAAACATCTATGACTGAATCTTCAAGTGCTGTTATTGCTACAAATACTCCTGTATGTTGAGCAGTATCATCTATAAATTTAGAACCTTTTTGACCTAATGATAGGTTTCCTACTTCTTCATCTGAATATTTATGTATTAAACCCATTATTTATCCTTTTTTTTAGATTTTTTAACTTTTTTTGGAGTAGGTTTTAATCCCCAACCTACTTTATCAATTTTAACATCGTAACCTTCGTCAATATATTTTTGAGCTTCTTTTTTATCATAAATTTCAGGAGTACTTTTATTATTTTTTACAAATATCATATAAGACATAATTATTTTCCTTTATAGTTGAGAGGGCAGAATTAACTACCCTCTCAAGTTTAAGTATTAAGAGTTTTGATTTAGCTTAACACCTTTTTTATGATTAGATGAATCAGTAAGTTTAACACCGTAGATAACGTCAGCAACAACTGATGTTGCAAGATGACTAATATCGTAATCGGATTGAACTCTGATGTCTTGTTGTACTGCTACTGCTACTGCAGATTTATGAACAAGATATCCTGCTTCAGTTCCTGTACCTGATCCACTACTTACTAATGAAGTAGAAAATACAGGCATACCATACAATGTTCCAATATTTCCTGATAATTGACCTCCACTAAAACCTTCTGCTGTTCCACCAACAGTAAATCCTGAATTAGCTACTACATCAGCATACAGAGTTGGATTTAAAAACCAAGCACATTCAGCAGGATCAATATCATTACCTAATATTGTTGCGTATGCTTCTTCTGCTTTTGCTTTTGACAAGGTATTGTTAGCAGATAATGAAACTGAATCTTGAATGCTTTGTAAAGCTGTTTCAATATCAGTATCTACTGCCTTTGCTAAACCATAAGACATAGACTGTGAGTATTTAGTAAACAACTGCTCATTTGACTGAATCATAGCTATATCTTCAAACATTTTAGCAGAATATTTATGTTTATCTACTAAAAGTTGTAAAGATGTTTCAGTGTTAGTTGTGTAAGTAACACCTGTATTAGCTGATTTAGTTGCAACTGTTGTTTCTTGTATTTCAGGGATGTTAATTGCATCGCCTTTACCTTGAACTAATGATGAGTAATCATCAAAGAATGGTTTAAATACAAGATTTTTTTCAAAATATTTATAAATGGAATCTGCCCACATTTCAGGTACGAATACATCAAGACTTGCACCTGTCAAATCTCCTGCACTTGAACCTGTTGTGGAATTTCCTGCGTAACCTATCGCCATTTTATTCTCCTAATTTTACTTTTTATTAATATATGATGAAACGATATTAGGCCAATTTTTTTTTCTGTCCTTATCGTCCATTTCTGTCCAATTACTAACATCAATACCATTTGATCTTAATGGTTGTCTTGTGTCAGTTTTTACTTTTGTTGTCCCTGTTTTAGTTTTAAGATGTTGTCGTAGAGCAGGGTTAGAAAGTTCGCCATAAATAGGTTTCTCGTCATCAGATAATTCATTCAATAACAATTCTCTTTCTTCAGCTTTTTCTTTTTCGTATTTAGATGCAATATCTTTATACTTAACATTTTCAACTTTCAACTCATCTATGATCTGTTTATAATTGCCTTCTTCTTCCATTTTCTTTTTACGAGCTTCTTCTTTTTCAGCTTCATATTTAGTAACCTTTTCAGACAGTTCTTTGTTTTTGCCTAACACTTCATTAAAACGTGTTTGAGGGATCATATTCATTTTATCATCTTGAGTGATGGATGGATTTTTTTCGCTATCCACAGCGACATCCTGTTTAACGTCCTGATTGACGGATTCGTTTGACATTTATTCTCCTGTTGTCATTTATTGTAATTTAATTAAGGTTGTAAATTTTACAAGTTTTATTTCTTCTTCTTATCAAAACTTGTTTTGCCTGTATATTGAACAGGCACTAATTTGCATCCACAGTGACTTCTACACACACTCCAACCACTTGCAGGTTGTCCTATATCTGTCCACGTTTCCATAGTTTCTATTCGACCATCTCTCGGCTTACAATCAGGACAGGCTTTTGGACCATTAGCAACAACCCATTTGTATTGAGTTACTCCTGCATTTATAAAGGTGTTCATAGAACCTGCTTTACCTAAAATATTAACTGAATCTTTTATGTTTAATGTCAAAGAACTTGCAAATGAACCAAATATGAAACCACCTTCAGCTAAATCGGCTATTAATAGAGCTTCTATCGCTTCATCTGTCAATCCTGATAGCCTTGCTTGATTAATAAATAATTCAACGTCTATTGCTGTTTTTGTAGCTGTTGCAATGAGCGAGAAAGTAACATATTGACTATAATCATCATAATTTTCTAATGACATTATTTTAGTAGTGCCTTTTGAATGTGTTTTTTAGCTATCTTACTTGCTAATTTTAATTGAACTTTACCAATTCCATACCATTCTCTTTTCTTTTGACCTGTGTGTTGAACCTCTTTTGTTCTAACCCAACCATCTTTTGTTGGAAAAGATAAATGACTTTTTCTTTTAGGTTTAATTGAGTAGGGTTTATTGCCTTCGTTGTGAACTTTCGATGCTATTTTCCTATCTCGATTGTTTATCGATATGACTGCGAATTGTTTTGATTTTGTTGCTTTTGTTTTCACAAAAGTGTTTCGCATTTTACCTTCTGCTAATAATGGTTTTTTAGGACTTTTATATCCTTTTAATTTTTTCATAAAAACAGTTGATTCTTTTAATGGTGCAAATTTATTACCATTAATATCTGTACTTGTTTTTGTTATCCCCTCGTAATATGATTTAGTCCAACCTGTTGCTATATCGTTCAACAAGTTGTCTAATTTTAAATTTTTATTTAATAAAAAAACTTCTTTTTTTTTAAGACTTAACATATTTTTTTAATATTTGTTTAGCTTCTTTTTCACCTGCATCAATAGCTTTTTTTAGTACATTTGTTTGAGATTCATAATAATCCATCACTATTGTTTTTAAATATTCTCTTGGATTAACTCTCAAATTAGGCAAATTTATTGCTTTAAGAATCATTGGTTTATCTGATTCAACTTCTTCTTTTAAATCTTCAATTTTGTCTATATATTTTTGTATTGCTTCTTCAGACATCTCTATTTAGTATAAAGGCATTTTCCTTTACATTTGATTGTTGTTTAACATTAGTTGCAGATATATTTCTTTCTGCTAAATATTTCTCTGCTTCTTCTCTACTTGAAAATCCATCAGGATCTTTCGCCATCAGGTAATCAATTCTATCTGCTAATCCGTGTTTAAATTTCCATTCCCATTCTTGCATTTCCATTTCTGCATCAGGAAAATCAACTTCATCATAATTTATTGTCATATCATCAGGTAAATTGACAGTAGCTTCAACTTCTGCTATTGCTTTTTCTATACTGTACATTTCTTTTTCTATAAATTTCCATTTCTCAACTTCATCCTCTCTCGCTTCTAATAACTCAAGATTTTCCATTCTTAATGCTATACCTGATTTACTGCCTGACATACCAAAGTCGAATGTAATGTGATGATTCTGTGCAACCTGCTGTAATTGAAATTTAATACCACTCATTATCGATTCTATATTAACACCTGCCGATATATTATTAACTGATCCTCCCTCGACAGCTAATATTTTATTCAATCCAAGCTGAACTTCATTCGCATCTATTCTACCCTCAACAACCCATTGACCACCTGCACTTCTTATATGATGTTGTAGCATTGTCATAGCTATATCTACTTGACAATTAGCTAAAGGAATATCCATCGCACCTTCATTCCAAAACTCATCTATCATTGTAACAGGTTGCACAAATACAAAAGGCAAAACACCATAAGGATTAACATCGTCATCATTGACAGATATTATTTTACCTTTTTCATCAAATATAAAATGATTGTCTTTATCCCAATACATAAACATATCAGGCTCTGAATAATTATAAACATCAGCAGTAGTCTTTGGCAATAAATAAGTAATTGCTACAGGTTTTAAAGGATCATCATAATCAAATATTGGTTGAAAATTAATAATAGGCTGATATTTAAATCTGTCATCTTGCCAACCAATTTGTATTGCAGTAGTTCCGAGCAAGTTGTGTATTCTTTCGAAATACTTCATCTTACTATTTTTCATTATACTTAATTGTTCATATTTATCATTTTCAACAGTTCGAATTGGTGCATCTTTATAAACCAAACTAATTCTATTGATTAATCTTGATGTCATATTAACAGGATAAAGTGGTATTTCTTCCTGTAATGAACCATCAAAATATGAATCGATATATTTTGCTGTATTATTGAATGTATAATAATCAATGGCCATATCTCTGTTACGATACATCATATCTTGATTATATGATTTTAGCCTTTGAATTGATTCTTGAATCACTTGATCTACTGTTGAAAATATTATCATATTATGCCATAAAAGATTTGGTTTTCGGTTTTCTTATTGGGAACTCATAATCTACAAAATATCCAAAACCATCTGACATATGTGTAAGATCAGGATTGCTTTTATCTATATCTCTCGTTCCCTCTTTATTTACTACTTGTTCAAAATCTGCTATTAAATTTTTACATTTTGGATCAACAATTAAGTTGTCGAATAATTTATTAGTCGCATTTACTCTGTCAATCACTCTTGGTGCTTTTCTTTTGACTCTTAATATAAAACCCTCTTTCCTCAAAATATCGTGATCTGTATCTATCGCAGATGTTTTTCTTTGCTGACCTGATGGATCAGGATAACAATAATATTTTTGATTGGGGTATTTGTCTTTGATTGCTAATGCTATTTGTTCTGTTATCAATTCCCTTCCCCCTGAGTGACGTAATTTAAATTCGTCGAATACGTAAACTTGGTCATTGGAGTGGACTTGACATACCACTGCACACATTGGATCGACATTGAAGTCGATTCCGATACATATTGGCAAGGATTTATTGTAAGATACATTTTTAACATTCTTTTCTCTGTCAAAGTTATAGTAGGTTGAACCATATTGCAAGTTTACAAATTGACCATTCATATAAGAACTTATTAATTTTTTATCATAATTCTCTTTTAACGACTGTATAAACTCTCTTGGTAGCTTTGTATTGTCTTGTGTTCTTGCTTGTATTAATTCATATCCTTCTTTTGGGGAATTTTTCCAATATTCATAAACGTAGTTGAATCCTTCAGGTGTTGTGCAGATGAATGCTCTGAGGGTGTTTCCTTTTCGTAGTCTTGAAATAACCATTTTCCAACATTTATCATCTTTGAGTAAAGCAGACTCATCAATCCCTGCCCATGCCAAGTTGAGCCCTGCCAACCTACGATAGTTTTCAGCAGAACGTAAAATAATATCAGAATAACCATTACTCCAATAAACACGATATCTATTATCGCTCGCACTATATTCATAATTGAAGCCAACATTTCTTAACACCTCCTCTAATGTAGGTTGCAGAGTATCTTTTACCATCCTGTAAGTTGGCGATAATAAAACTCCTACATAACCTGAATTTTTACCACATTCTTTTAATGCTTTTACACATAAAGCATACGTTTTACCTGCACCATATCCTGATACCAATGCAGGATATTTAGCATTTGAATGAACAAACTGACTTTGATGTTTAAATAAACCGATACTCATTTTGATAATCTATTGTTAATTAGAAAACTATACAACCACCAATGGTGAGGATCATCTTCACCCAATGGCACTAAACTTTTGACAATTAACTCCCATTTTTTATGTGTTGTTAATTTTTTATTCGATGTGGTGTGTGTCAAAACCTGATGGCAACTCCATTG